GCATTTAACTACGAGACGGTAGCCGAAGCCCAGCAAGACGCCACCACCAGCTACGTCTATGACAGCGTAGTCGGCCACAGTGACCTCTACGGTATCGCACCCATCGCCTCCACACCGCTCACCACATACGCTGTCACCACGCGCGCATACGCGATCAAGTCCGACGCCGGCACCCGCACGATGGCGGTGCAACTGAAGTCGGGTAGCAGCACGGTTGCGTCACCGACCGTTGTGCTCACCCCGAGCAACTGGCAGTGGGCGTGGAGGACGGATACGACCGATCCGGCAACTGGTGCTGCATGGACTGCGGCAGCGGTTAATGTTGCACAGGTTGGTCCGGTGGTGATCGCGTAGCATGGCGAACACTACGTTCAATCCATCGGATAAGGCTGCTGGCGTTACGCTGACCGGCAGCAACCTGATCGCTACTGCGTCGGCTGGCGGCAATGTGGCGGTGCGAACCGTAGATCGCCAGGTCAGTGGGCAATTCTACTGGGAATACACATACACCAACAATACGAACACCTCATGTGGTCTTGCTAATCAGTCGGTATCGATGACTGGCGTGGCTGCGGCCAGTGGGAATACTCCGGGGACTGTGCTGTTGCTGCCATCTGGTGGCTCTCTCGTTGTCAACGCTGTTGCAACTGGTATCCTGTTCGGCTCGATTGCCAATGGCACTGTTACCGGCTGGGCGCTCGATCTAACCAATCGTCTTCTGTGGGTCAGGATTGGGGCTGCTGGCAACTGGAACAACAACGCAGCCAACAGTCCGGTAACAGGCGTTGGCGGTGTGTCGGTGGCATCGGTTTGTGGTGTCGGTATTCCTGCTTACGGACTGATGGGCGCGACAAACGGCAACCCATCTGGCGCGATCACCGCCAACTTCGGTGACACCGCGTTCACGGGTGCAGTGCCAAGCGGCTACACGAGCGGCTTCACCGCAGGCGCATCTGTTCCCACCAACGCCCTCGCGTCGCAGGCACTCGCCGAGCACTGGCTGACCACCAACCCCGATGCCCGGATCACCCAGGTCGTCGCCGAGCACTGGGCCAGCGTCGCGTCCGGCAACCTCCAGGCCGTCGTGACGCAGGTGCTGCTGGAGCACTGGACCAGCGTCGCCGTGGTGGTCCCTGCGGCTGGTGGGCCTATGGTCACGATGATCCACTGAGGAGACAGACATGCCAGTTCTCGCAGGCACCATCCGCGCATCCTCCACCGGCAACCCGGACTGGAAGGCGTGCGACGGCGGCACGGTCTACGTGGCCGAGAACAAGGTCAGCGGCGTCACCGTGCTGCCGCGCGCCGCTCCCGCGCCCGGTTTTGGCGACCACCGCGACTGGAAGCGCCGCGTCGGGACCAGGTATGGCTGGACCGGTCTAGGACCGACTGGCTTTCGCTTCCGCCTGCCGGTCGCGGCTGATGGGAATTATGTGAAGACGAATGATGATACCGCCGACACTTAAATGCCGGAGAGTGTGAGTTGCGCACCAGTCCCGTTTTTAGTCCGCTTGAGATAGGCGATCAGCTTCCGCAATCTGTTTGCGTCGTCTTTCATCAGGCCCAGAGCCTGATTACACGGGCTACAAAGCCAGCCACGGAACCAGCCATTCATGTGGCAGTGGTCGAAATGCAGCCTCCTCTTGCCAGGAGGATTGCCGCATGCGTCGCATCTGTCTGGCACCCTTCTTCCTGCAACGGCCTCTTGTTGGGCGAGCAGGACTGCAACTCGGATCGGGGCGTATCGTCGGTTGCGTTCCGAGACCTTTTCGGGATTGTCGGCAATCCAGCGCCGAGCGCGTTCCCGGCCCTTCGCTTTGATATGCGGTTGTCTGTCGTACTTGGCTTGGGTTTCTTTCCGTTTTTGCGACGTGCCATAGCGTTTATTTGCCGCGTTGTGGGCTACGCGCTGCTTCTCTTTATCTTTATATGGCATCAGCCTCGGTCCTTGTTCCGAAGGGTCGGGGTTAGGGGCGGCAGAGGTGCTAGACACACCGCTGTCGTCCCGACACTAGCATAGGAACAGCCAATGGCCGACAGCTACACGCCGAACCTGGCGCTCACCAAACCGGAGGTCGGAGCCTCAAGAGATTCTTGGGGCGCCAAATGGAACGACAATGCCGACACCCTGGACGAGTTCGTGTCCATGTCCATGCCGCTCGGCTCGTTGCTCGATTATGCGGGACCGACACCGCCGCCCGGCTGGCTGGTCGCGGATGGGCGGGCTGTATCCAGAACCACCTACAGCGAGCTATTTCAGGTTCTGGCCACCTACTGGGGGGCAGGCGACGGCTCGACCACGTTTAACCTGCCCAATTTCGGCGGACGGGTGGCGGTCGGTGCCGGCGCCGTCACAGACGAGAACGGCATTGGGGGCAATTACATCTTTTCCTCGCGTCTTGGCGGGCAGTTGCGCCAGGTCGTGCAGGCCAATCTGCCGTCTATCAATCTGTCTGTCACAAGCGCTGGCACCCACAGCCATGCGGGCGCCACCGCGGCGGGCGGCACGCACTACCACACCACTGACGCGCAGGGCGCCCACAACCACGACACGGGCGGGACCGGGTTCGGCACGACAATCCAGGGCGATCACGCGCATAGCGGCGGCACCGACTCACAGGGCGCGCACAATCACACGGTCGGCCTGTGGAACCTCGGGACGGGCGCGGCGGGTGGCGCGACTGGCGTCATAAGCGACGCGTTCGGCGCGGCGAATTACACCACCAGCATCAATGGCGCGCATGTGCATGCCATCAACACCAACACTACAGGCGGTCACGCGCACTACCTCTACTGGGCCGCGGCCCACGCGCATACCACCACTACGATCGGCGACCACGCGCACGCCATCGGTGCCGATGGTGATCACGCGCACACCGTCGCGCTGGGCGGCAGCAATCAGGGGTTGGATATCCGCCAGCCGCTCGCCGTCGTGACAAAGATCATCTACGCCGGGGCACAGGCTGCACCGGCCGCAGCGACCGCTGCGGTGCCGCTGGTGCGTCGGCTGATGTCGGCGCCGATGCGCGGGACGCACTGACATGCCGCGCCTCACCCAAGCCCCGCCGCCAGGCATCGTCAGGAACGCAACGCCAGAAGCGTCTCAAAATAAATGGTGGGACTGCAACAACATCCGGTTCCGCGGCGGGCAGATCCAGCCGGTCGGCGGCAATGTCGCGATCTACGAAACGACGGTCGGAAGCAGCGGGTTGATCCGTGACATGCTGACATGGCACGACAACAGCGGCGCCCGTTGGGCTGCCTACGGTGGCGACAGCCGACTGTTTGCTTATAGATTTGATACAAAAACCATGTACGAGATCACGCCAACTGGCGTCGGCGCTCTCGATCCGCCTGGTTCTCTGACAGGGTATGGATTGGGTGATTTCGGCGAGGACGATTACGGCACCGCGCGTGCGTCAGACGACATCGGCCCGCAGGACATCGCCGCCACAATGGGCGACCGGTGGAGCATGGACACGTTCGGCGAGCGTCTGCTGATCGTGCCAACCCAGGACGGCCACCTGTTTGAGTGGGACCCCAACACCCCCACGGTGCTACCGACGATCGTCACAGCGGCGCCGCTGATGAACCGGGGAGTGATCGTCACCGACCAGCGTCACGTTGTGCTCTACGGGGCCGGCGGCGACCCGCGCGCCATCGCCTGGAGCGATCAAGAGGACTACACGGTCTGGGCGCCCACTGCCGTCAACATGGCAGGCGACAAGCTGCTGGCGACGCAGAGCTACGCCATGACCGCGATCAAGATCGCTGACAGCATCCTGATCTTCACCGCCAACGACGTTCACAAAATGACTTACGTGGGGCCGCCTTACGCTTACGGCATTGTCGAGATCGCCTCGGGCTGCGGGCCGCTCTCGCCGCGCTCTGTGGTGCGTATCGGCAACACTGTCATGTGGCCGGGGCTACAGACATTCTGGGGCTATGCCGGCACGGTGCAACCGGTGAAGTGCGACGTTGACGACTGGTTTTTCTCGCTGGTCAACCGGTCGATGATCGGCCGGGTGTTCGGCTCGCCAAACCCGTCATTCAGCGAGATGTGGTGGGACTGGCCGGATGAAGGTGCCACCGAGTGCAACCGCTACATAGCGGTCAATTACGCCGACCCCAACCGCCCGTGGACGATCGGCGCGCGCGAGCGAACGGCCGGCGATCCGTCAGGGACGATGGATTACCCGATACTGGCGGGCCACCTGCCGTTTGAGGGTTCGACTGTCGCGCTGCTTTTTTTGCATGAGTGGGGTTGGACAGAAAACGGCATTCCCCGCGCCCCGACCGGATCGGTCTATGCCGAAAGCGGCAACATCGTGCTCGGCGAGGGTGATGCGCGCTTCCACGTGCGCCAGCTGGTGACCGATGCGGCGGCGCCGAGTGGTCTCGGATACCGCTTCCTGACCAGGGAGCAGCCGCAGAGCGAGGAGCACGACACCGGGCTATACACCGAGACGCATGGTGGGCTGATGGACCTGCGGTTCAGTGGCCGGCACGTGCGGATGCGGATGGAAGCATTGGCCGACGAGCCGTTCGCGGTCGGTCGTCCCCGGCTCAGTATCAGGAAGGGAGGGCGTCGATGACAGTCCGCCCGATCAGCCGTCCGCCTGCGTCGTTCCAGGCACCGATGGCTGGCAGTATCGACGAGCGGCTGTCGGTGATCGCGCAGGAGATCAACCGCAAGGCCAACGCCGGGGGCGCCGGACCTTCATACTCATTCCTGGGGTTACGGTCGCCTGACGGCACGAACTGGAGAGTGACGGTCGATGATACCGGCGCGCTGCACACCGAGGCGGCGCCGCGAACATGACCAACGAGCAGAAGGTCCGGCGGTTTGAGAAGGCGTTGGCGCAGGCCGGCGGGACTCACACGATTGCCGACGTCATGCAGCGGATCGAGCAGAACCGCGCCTGTTGCTGGACCAACGGCGATTCGGTCGTGGTCACCGAGGTGCTCGTGTACCCCAGGCTCCGCGCGGTGAACTACTGGCTAGGGTCTGGGAATCTACAGGAGTGCGCGGCGCTGCAGCCGGACATCGATGCGTGGGCTCGCACCGAAGGCTGCACGGTTGCCACGGCCACCGGGCGCATGGGGTGGTTGCGCGTGATCAAGACACCGCTCGGCGACGAGTGGCGCCCAGCCGGTGTTAAATACGTGAAGAGCCTTCAGTCATGACGGCGCTTTTTGTAAGGGCCACGCTTGGCCGGCATCGGATTGACCTGATGTCGCTCCGAGACGTTCTCGCTACTTGTGCAGATGCGAACATTGCCAACCTCATAGCCGCCTTTGTCGCCAAATCTCGCCATCACATACTGGCCCTTGCGAAGCCCGCGCAGCGGCCATTTGCCGCTCGCATGCCAGACGCCCCACCACTCCTCGAATGTAAAAAGGAATGGCACCCCGCGCTCTTTCGCATCCTGTCGGTGCTTCATGTAGGCAAACTTCTCGGGGTTCTTTTCTCGCCATCTACGGGCTTCGGCGTGGGGCTTTTCGGGGTTGGCTGCGTGCCGCGCGCGCCTGGTGGCGTTGTTCTGTTCTCTGTTGTCTTTTACCCATTGCGTAACGCGCGCGATGGACTTCTCGCGGTTCGCCAAATACCAAGCGCGCTTTACGGCGCGCTTCCGTTCTCTGCTATCTTCCGTGTCAGCCATTGGTTCTGCTTCTCCAGGACCGTGGTTAGGGGCGGCACTGACGCGTCAACGTCGATGTCGTCCCGATCATACACCGCGCTGAATAGGAGTCTAGTGTAATG